GTTATTAATGCAGTCTTATCTGATATTGATGTTGATGATGACAACGACGGACCAGGTGGTGGATTGATGCAACCAGTTTATGCATCTTTTCCCACCCCTTGACAAACCAAATTGAATAAACTATAATTAGGGGGCAGTACGCTCCTTTTTTAATGTTTCGTTGTTTAGTTGCCCTCGTTGTGCTAGGGTCTCTTGGTGCATCTTGCGCCTCTAAATCTTCACCCTATAAAGAAGATGTTGTAGTTATCCCTACAGTTCCACACGAACCCTCCTGGAAGTGCCCTGATTGCACTCCTGAGGAACAGTATGTTCTTGTACAACTTCAAGAACGAACAAAAATTTCTGATAAGAATGCTCTTGCTACACTGATGGGTAACATCAAGCAAGAGAGTAAGTTCATCCCTAACATCTGTGAGGGTGGTGCTCGTGTTTCTTATACTGAATGCCTTCGTGGTGGGTTTGGTTTGATTCAATGGACCTCTATCGGTCGCTACAAGGGTCTGGGCAACTTCTGTGCTAAGTTCTCTTGTGATCCATCCTCACTCGAAGGTCAAACTCGTTATATGATTAACGAACCAATCTTCCAACGTGTCCTTCCTGAGTTTGAAGGCGGTGGACAAAGTATTTCTTATTACATGAAACCTGCTTACTACTGGTTGGGATGGGGCATCAAAGGCAACCGAGAGGTTTATGCATATGACTATACCAAGAAAATGATATTGGTATGATTGGAACTAACTTCACTAGGGAAGATCAATTTAAAATGTGTCCAGAAACTGGAAATTATGTTCCAAAAATACAATTCTCATTTGACGGATGTTATAATTATAAAAAGTTGAAAGACGAGGGGTTCATTAATGATTGGAGATACTCTCCAGAAAAAATGAAACTAAGAGAACAAGTTCTTGTTATTTTATTAAAAAAATTTGGTGGTGAACTAAAAAATTATATTCCCAAATATTCAAATCAATCTATTTTTGAATGTGCTCATGATTGGGTTTCTCAAGGCAACAAAACATCCCATGGGGTTGTAAAATTCTTTAACAAAAATTACTTATGAAAAAAATTATTATGGCTGTGATGGCAGCATGTCTTGCTATTCCCTCTTCAAATGCAAATCCTCTTAAGGATAGTGAATACTTTACTATGCATTCTATGGGATGTATGCTTCTTCAGGAGTGTACTGAAGATATAGATGAAGTATTTTCTTTATTAGATATCTCCTCACAATATAATAGTACTGAATCATTCACTCCAGTGTCAAATGAGTTTAACAACATGCTTGTGGCATTGAACCAAGTGGGTGTTAAAGTATTTCTTGCTGATGAAAAGTATTTCCCAGTAGGACATCGTGGTGTCTATCATACTGTAGGAAATAACTTCTTTCTCAATAAAGCATTCATGGGTCGTCCCAGTGTGTTGATGAGTGTAATGCGTCATGAAGGATGGCACGCCGCACAGGACTGTATGGCAGGGACTATTGATAATAGTATGATTGCTATTATTAAACCCGAAGATGAAGTTCCTATGATCTGGCAAGAGATGGTGAAGCGGACATATATGTTGCAACCATCCGCAATTCCATGGGAGAAGGAAGCAATGTGGGCGGGTAAGACTGAAGGTATGACTCAAGCAGCATTAGAATCTTGTGCTCGTGGCACGATGTGGACTGACTATGATCCTACTCCAATGACTCGCGAGTGGTTGGAAGAAAACAATTATATTTCTAAATAGAATTGCGTTGCTGCCTATGGGATGCCCGAAGAAGTTAAGAAAGAAGAATCTAAAGAACCTAAGAAAAAAGGTATCATTGGTAAAATAAAAGAGGCAGCAGATGACAAAGAAGAACAGCTTGCTATCCTTTCTACTTTTGTTAGGCTTGGCATCCTTGTTTGGAGCGGCGGAATACTCACGTTGGCATACATCAAGTTACCTCCAGCCCTTGGTATTCCTGAACAAAAACTAGATCCAACTTTTATCGCAAGCGTCTTTACTGGGGTGCTTGCGACTTTTGGTGTTCAAGCAGCAAAGAAAGCAGGAGAAGGTGGTAATGGTGGTGGTGGAATCAGTAAAGCAGATATGGAAAGATTGATTGCTGCTGCAGCACAAACTGCACCTGCACAAACTATTCGTATTGAACAAGCACCAATTCAGATTACGACAACATCAAAATCTGACGATACATATAAGATGTGATTCAATTTAAATCATTATGTTTTTTAAAAAAATTAGTTTAGTGACAGGTGGATTTGATCCAATTCATAGTGGCCATATTTCTTATTTTAGAAGAGCAAAAGACTTTTCTGATTATTTGGTTGTAGGTATCAATACAGAAGAGTGGTTGACGAATAAGAAGGGACAATATTTTCAATCTTGGGTAGAGAGAGCAGAGATTATTCGTCATCTTGAGATGGTTGACGCTGTTGTCTCTTGGGAAGATGATGAAGTTGGTTCTGCATGTGGTGCTATTGCTAAATGTTTAGAGATTGCGGAGACTGTTGTATTCTGCAACGGCGGTGATCGTGTATCAGTAAACACTCCAGAACTTGATATGTATGGGGATAATCCAAGAGTACAGTTTCAATTTGGTGTGGGTGGAGAAGATAAGAGAAATAGTAGTTCTTGGATCCTTAAAGGATATTTTGAAAGACAAAGAAAATTGCTTGGTATTTGATAATTATATTCTTAAAAATGTTTTAATTTGATGACACATAAAAATAATAGATAGTGTAGTTGCATGAACTATAATGAAGTTTATTAGCGCAGTAATCGTTGCTACACTTTCAGCGATGATTATATTTTTGCCTGGGATTGCATACGCTGTAGAAGTATCAATGGGTTCTAATGGAAATCTTGTATTCGATCCAGATAATATTAGTATTACTGCTGGTGAAACAGTTCATTTCGTAAACGGAATGTTACCCCCACATAATATTATTGTGGAAGGCCGAGCAGATCTTTCTAGAGAGTCATTAATGTTTACTCCTGGAGAGATACAAGACATTAAATTCGCTGATGCTGGAGACTACGATTTCTTCTGTGGTCCTCATCAAGGGGCTGGAATGATTGGGCATTTGCACGTAGATTGATAGTTGCGTGTAATTAAAAAATCATATATAATATCGGTTTGTAAAACTAACACACAATGGACTACACTATCACACTTAAAACATCTGATGGTAAGGAGCAAGTCATAAACTGCCCAGATGACAGTTATATTCTTGATGCTGCAGATGAAGCTAGGGTTGATCTTCCTTACTCATGTCGTGCTGGTGCCTGCTCTACATGTGCTGGTAAAATTTTGAGCGGTACTGTTGATCAAAGTGATCAATCATTCCTTGATGATGATCAAATAGAGGCGGGATTTGTTCTTACTTGTGTAGCATATCCTACCTCCGACTGTACAATTGAAACCGAAAAAGAAGAGGAACTTTATTGATGCAATGCAGTTTGAATTAACAATAGAAGATTTCACAATTATCCAAAATGCTCTTCATTACTATAAGAAGGTAGAAAAGTATCCAAACTTTGCTCACTTTGATGAAGATCGTATTAATAAATTAAGGGACAAGATGGCATACCAATTAGTACCAAGTCGCAACTGTAACCCAGAATCATGAGCGCAGTATTTGTATTTTCTTTTGTAATATTGCTTACCATAGGAATGGAACTTACTTGGCCTGTTGGGAAATAAATAGTACATACTGTCAACGTATGTAATATGGAGAATAAAAAAGTCTGCAAAAAACTCATTAAACGTGCAAAGAAACATCCCAATTGGTATACTCCAGAGGAAGTTACTTATGCTAAGTTGATGAAAAAAGCAATTAAGAAGAAAAAAGAGAATCTACAAAATGAATTTAATATTACGTCCTCTTGACTACCCAAGTGATCCTGTATGGTCAGTAATTATTCTGACATTCATTGCTGCTGGATTGGCATTAGGGTATATTGTATACATATTAAACGAAGCATTTGAGGAATTAAACAATGGGAGCACTGACCCCACCGAGCAGGAAGAGCTGCTACAACTTCCGAGTAGTGGAGGTAAATCGTGTCCTTGATGGAGATACGCTGGATATAACAATTGATCTCGGGTTTGATCTATACAAGAAAGAAAGAGTTAGAGTTGCAGGAGTTGATACGCCAGAGAAAAGGACAAAGAACTTAGAGGAGAAGGCTCTTGGAATCGACGCAACCAACTGGCTCAAAGAAAAACTTGAAGGCACGTTGGCTGGTGATGATGAGTTGTCTGTTAGGACTGAACTTGTTGGTGGCACTGGGAAATACGGCCGTCTTCTGGGTTGGCTTTACATTGGGGACGACAGTGTGTCCCTTAACGAGCAAATGATCACTGAAGGTTATGCTCACGCCTATGATGGTGGCACCAAGGATATGAACTTGGAAGCACTGCGTGAAATACGCAGAGCACATGGAACTTTAACGGAGTAAATCAATGCAAAAAGTAATTAATGTTTTAGCAGTACTATCATTTGTAGGAACTGCTGGTATTGTCGGCGGTGGTACTGCAGTATATCTCAATAAAGATTCTATTATTGAGAATGTAAAAGGACAAGTTGCAGCAGCTGCTGGTGAAGCAATCACTGGTGCTCTACCTGGAATGATGGATTCTGCAATGCCAGAACTTCCTGGTGCTACTGGTGGTGCTATTCCTGCTATGCCTTCTACCACAGGTCCTGCACTTCCATTCTAATAATGAAAGACTTAAAGGTTCCTTTTGCGATTGTATCATTCCTACTTGTTCAGGGTGCTGGTGCCGTATGGTGGGCATCCCAAGTTGATGGTAGGGTAAAGAGTTTAGAAACTCTGAGTCTTAATCTTGCAAAAGAAAATAGAAGATATATTGAGCAGGTTATTCAACCCTCATATGG